TACGCGAGCGCCTTACGCGCGGTTAACCCAGATCCTGGGACTAAGACGTCCGACAGCTCTACGCCGTAGTATTGCCGGAAGTCAGAGAGAATCGCCTCGCCGTGCTCGTCGATCAGCCTGGCGAGTTCGAGGCTTCCCCCGGCTGAGTCGCCTCCGTCCAGAGGTTCATAATCTTCATCGCGAGTGCGAGGTCATCGCCGATCGCGTCGACCAGCGCGTCACCCTTACCGTTGGCGGCGCAGGTACGCAGGATCGTGCGGAGCGCATCGAAGACGTCGTCAGCGTCCGTGTCGTTGTCATCGGCAGAGTCGAACGCCTTAACAGCGGCGAGAACCTGAGCGCGCTCAGCCTTGTTGAGCCGCATGACGTTCCGGACGACGATCGTGGACTTTCCGACCTGAAGCTCAAGCGGAGCGAACTCCTTCTCAAGCTCGCTCTTCAGATCAGCGAGAGAGTAAACGTTAGACATGTGGCAGACCTCAATCAGGAGTAGTTAAGTAAGGCAGACCGTTAGTAAAGAAGAGGAGGGCACGGCCCGGTCCGCCAAGAAGAAGCCGTGCCCTCCGGTCGATCAGACGACGTCCGGGTTCAGGAGCGCGGCATTACCCGCGACCCACGCGAACCGGTGACCATTACCGATCGTGTCGCTAGCGTCCGGGTCGAGGAACGTGCAGCGGAGCGGCAGGACGGCGAACTCATCGACGGCCATGGTCAGCTCCTCCTCGCGCCGGATCGACGCCTTAGGGGCGTAGAACGCGATCTTCCGGGTGCCATCGACGATCACGATCGTCAGAGCACGCTCGGTCGACTGGAGAACGTCACCGCTAACCGCGAACTCGCCCGCGACATCGGACGCGTTCTGCGTGCCGTAGTAGAGGGACAGGCCCTCCTCATCGAACTGGTGCAGCCGGACGACCACATAGTCGACCGCGACCTCAGTAGAAACCTCGCGAAGCGCGGCGTTCTGCCAGCTCCCTCGGGTCTCAATCTCGCCACCCTCGAAACCGAACTCGGGCAGGTCCTCGCGAGACGTGTGGCCAAGCTCGGTCCAGCCCACGCCAAGGCCCGTAGCCTGGGTGAATGCCTGAACCTGAGCGGACGTCGGACGGGTAGCGGTGCCCACCTCGCCGGTGTAGACGTAACCGGCCGCCGCGGTGAAAATCGCATCGTTATTAAGCGCCATGTTGGCGAAACTCCTTGTGGTATAAGCTAAGGACTCGGCGGTCGAATGCCGAGCTGAATAAGCCCCTGGACACGCCACGTGTCCTCGAAGGGCGAATCGAACTGGGTTGGACCCATCGTCTCGAAGAATGAGCTAATAGATCCGCTGGGAGTGACGATCTGATCTCGCCACATGTCCCAAAGGACGGTTCGAGCGTCGAGATACGTGTTCTCGCACGCCACGATGCCGTCACGGCTGTAAGCCGTTAGCTCGATGACCGCACGGTCCAGCCGCCGAACATCGACCGGGAGACCGCCAAGGCGCCGGATGTTGATGAGCGGAAATTCCCTCTGATCTACGTCGGGAACCCACGTTGTGAAGTTGACTAAAGGCATGCGCTCGCGAAGGACCGGAAGGATCACTTCCTGAACCCGGGGCATGTCACGCTCTACCACGGATTCCTCCTAAACAAGTCCCGCAGCGCCGGTGATGATGTACTTTCCAAGAATGAAATGATTGGTCTCTCGACCGTTGACGTGCAGGAAGTGCCCAAACTCGATGGCCATCGCGTTGTCCGGGTCTTCAAGGTTGACGAAAGCGTCAACGTCGCCGAACGTGACGGTGACCTTGGATTCGCGCTCGGGCGTATGAACGCGCTCTAGTCGCGCTTCGGCCTTGATTCCGATCGCCTCGGCCTGGGTCCGAACCGCTCCAATGACACCAGGAAGGTGACTGATCGTGCGGTTCATGTCCTCATCCTTGATGAGCCAGATCCGCGCCATCAGGTTCTCTTGATGACGAAATCAGTGTGAGCCGTCCGAGCCCCCGAGTTGTACCGGATAGGAAATCCGTTGACGCTCCAGCGCTGGCCGTTCCATTCGACTTGCCCGCGAAGGCCAAGCTCGATGTCGTTCCCACGCGTGAACCGCAGCCTATAAAGCTGCTCGGATTCATAGCCCTCGTTGTCCTGCTCAGCGCGTCGTGCCGACGTGCCGGACTGAGGCATAGCCTGGATCAGGACTCGTGCGGGGATGCCCGTAGTAGACGGCCGGAGGCTCGGATTTCCGTCCGAGTCGACGTGCCGCTCCTCGGGGAACACGATGACGTCCGCGTTGCCCTTGTCGAGAAGGCTCATGCCCACACCGCCGTGTCCTGGTCGGTGGTGCCCTCCGTGCACTCGGAAGACGTGACGCACGCCCAGGGCGGCATAATCCCGGACTCGAACGCGTAGTTCGGGTTCCGCTTCCACATGCCGGCCGGATACTTGATCGTCGGGGAGATAAGGAGGATCGATCGGCTTACACCGAGCATCGCCCATTCCTCGGGGAGGATCGTGAGTCGTCCAGACGCAACCCTCGCGTCGATCGTGTACGAGTAGTTTCCGTCGGTTTCCTGGGTGTACCCGTCGGGATTGCGGATCATCCGCATGACCGCTTCGCACTCGACCATCACGATGAGACGCTCACGTAGCTTGCCGTCAATGACCTTTTGCGTCAGATCCGGGATCCGCTGGAAGATCAGCTCTTCAACATCGTCGAGACGAGCCGCAACGATAGTGGCCTCGGAGACGTCCAGCTCGCGCCCGAGACGCTGTTCAATGTCTTCAGGAGTCGCGTAGGCCACTAACGGCTCCTTACTGGTCGGTTGCCTTAGGAGAGCGAGTGCGACGCTTAGGGGTGGTCTCAGGGGCCTTTACAGCCGCCTGAGCGGGACGAGGGGAGGCCGCCGGAGCGGCCTCACCCTGTCGCCGAAAACCACCTGCACGAAGCAGACGCTCTCCCTTTTCATTGGAGACCGAGAACCGGACTCCGTTCGGGGAGATGAGCTTCAATTGATCAGGCCGCCGGAGGAACGTCGTTAGCCGGAGCCCACTCGTACGCGACGAACGCCTCGGTGTCATTCACGAGCCAGCCGAACGTCGCTTCGCAAAGAACGGCGACCTGGTTGGTCTGCCAGAGCGACACGTAAGGGTTAGTCGTATCGCCGGTCGCGAGAGTCGCGTCAGTCGACACCTTGAAAGTAATGTTCTCGGCGTAACCCCACACGAGCTGGTCCCACTGCCCACCGAGCATCACAACGTCGGTCTTAGGAGCGTTCCCGATCTTGCCAGAGACCTGCTTGTTGAACTCGACCGGCGTACCGAGAATCGCACCCAGAGGCGCGTTAACGTCGATCTCAGCACCGGAGCCAGGGAAGGCGCCCGGGACGAAGATCGGAGAACCGTCAGCCGCCCGACGGGTCATCACCTTAGGCCGAATCGACGTAACCGCGATGTAGCTGTCCAGGTCGTAGACGTCCTCGCCAGCGACCAGGTTGTACCCCTGGAGGAACTGGTCGACCAGATCAGCCTCCTTGTGGAAGTTCAGCTCGATCCGGTTCGTGGTCTTGTTGATGTAGTTGTTGTCCTCGATACCCACGAGCGGAGTGCCACGCAGGGTGTCGACACCGAAGAACACGGCCGCGTCCGCAGCACGAGCGATAGCCTCGGGCAGCTTCGTCGCCAGCGCGGTGTAGATGCCGGAAGGATTCTCCCGCACGTACTCGGTCGACAGCGTGACGATGACACCGAGCTTGATCGGACGGAATGCCCGCTGGCCGCCGTACTGGAGACCAGCGACCGGCTTCAGAGCACCCTCTCGATCCTCAAGAGCGGTGCCGTTACCGATCTGACCGGCCTCAGGGAAGGTGTCCCCGGTAGTCACGATCGACTCATTGATACCGACGGGAACCCGGCGGCCCTTGGTCAGGAGCAACGACTGCTGCTCGACCTTCTCGAAGATCGGACCGAGCATCGACTTTGGAAGCCGATCCTCTGGCATCAGGTTCAGTCGGCCCTGAACACCAGGGCCGATATTCGGAACGTAGTTAAGGTTCTCGGCAACAGTTGCCATTTAAGCGCTATCCTTCTAGTTAGAGAAGAGGCCCTGGCGCTTCAACAGCGCCTCGAATTCGGCCTCGGGAGTAAGAGTTGCGGATCCAGTGCCTCCGTGACCCTGTGACGGGTCGACCGGACGCTGGTTAGTAGGACCGCCGAACTTGCGAATCTTGTCGGCGTGGTCCATAAGCTCCTGCTCGTTCGAGCCCTGAAGCAGCTCGGCGAACTCAGCGGCCTGCTCACCTGGAACACCCGCACTCAGAGCAACATTGAGCTTGAGCAGCCCAAGGTACTTTTCATTGGCCGCCGTCTCGGCGGCCGTAAGCTTGTCCGAAGACTCCGCAAGCTGGTTGTTCAGCGCGGTGTTCGCCTCCGTCAACTGACGGATCTCGACACGACGCTCCGCAGCCTGGTTGTTCGCCCTAGTGATGGCGTCTCGCGCCCACTGAGGG